CCGGCTCGGCGGGGGGGGGGGGGGGCGGGGGGGGGGGGGGGGGGGGGGGGGGCGGGCGGGGGGGGGCGTGGGGGGGGGCGGGGGCGGGGGCGGGGGGGGGGGGGGGGGGGGGGGGTGGAGCCTTTGTCGCCCATCCTCTATAGTTAATTAAGACCCATCCGTGGTTGCGCCGTATTTTCTAAGGGCCGACCTGACCCATCGGACAAATCGCCTAGGGAATCTCTCTGTCTTTATTGCAGCGATAGCCCGTTCCTCTAGGACCATCTCCAATACCGCACACGCTTCTAGGTGCTCAGGGCTCCCATGCCCATAGTTGAGCTGCTGGTTGAACACGTTTCGTTCGTATGGGGCTAATGGGTCCAGGCGAGGAAACTGCTCCCTCCACTTGTTCACCCTCTCAAGCCGCTCTTTTTCCATCCTGCTCATAGCGTTCGCACTCTATCACCAATCCCCTAAGGCCGCACCTTCTCTCCCCTCGACCACACCCCCGGTGTGTGTTGCTCGCCCAGTTCCTCTCTCAATCGCCTCACGGCTTTGTTGACGTTCCACGCTGACCAGCGTCCACGTCTTGTTTTGGTAGGAACACCGCGAGCGTTAAACATCTTGGCGATGGCCTTAAAGTGTAGCCCCATGTCATGGAGGGCTTTGCCGACGTATTGCCAGTATCTCTCCTCTGGGTTCTCGACGATGCGGTTGTCAGCGGTGAACATAGTTCCGTATGAGGGATGACCGCCGATGCGGTATCCCTGGGCTTTGCGTTCTTGGAGCTTAGCTTTGATGAGTTGGCCGAGTGGCCAGTAGCCATTTTCGCCGTGAGCTTTTGGGTGGCAGTAGTCGCAGAGGGGAACGGTCTGCGTCCCACCAAGGGATTCAGGGACTACGTGGTGCTTATGGGTAGCGGGGTTTTTGCACTCAAAGCATTTGGCCATGAGCGGGAGTTTACTATTGGTGGGTGGAGGTGCGGTAAGGGAATCGAGTGTTTTTTCTGGGATGGCGTTTGTTCTGATCAGATTGCAGTTTCTACTACTAACCTCTTCTCTTCTAGTAGCTTCTCTACTCTTCTCTACTAGGATCTCTACCAGACGCTACATGATCCCTTGTTGCTTGGCTTCTAGGGCCACCATCTAGGAAAGTGCATAGTTTGGGATCACCGTTCTCAACTAGGAGGACAGTGAATCAAACTATGCAGAAAAAACGCTCCATCTGAGGTTTCTACGAAGTCGAGTCCTATATCGCTATAGGATGGGATGGTCAGAGCCCTTACCCGTTTAGTCTCTGTCTGGTCGCCTTATTCCTTAGCCTCTGGGAGCACCAATGTTTCAGGGCTCTGGCCGCTACCTACCTTTCGCTAGGTAACTATCTACCCGTTACCGGATAGACTGTGGAGAGGTTCACTAACTCAAGTATCCAATGCTACTTCGCCAACACTGGTACTTTGTGGGTCGCCAAAAAATTTAAAACGTTGCCGTGAGTGGCTCTTCACCAGTCACCCTGGACCTTACGGTATCCAGGCACTCAATGTAGTAGTTGCTAGCTCCCCATGCTGACTACCCGCCGCATGGATCAAAGCTAAGACGATTCTATTCTAGCTCTGGGTCAGGCGTCCATAAAAAACATCACTATTCTTGCCGGTCATAGTTATCGGTCGCGATAGAATCTGTAGCGCGATGAGATACACGGAAGGGTTTATTACCTTAGAGCAAGTGTTCCCGATAGTGTCGGGGGATTGGGACAGGCGTCAGCCGGAGCTAAAGATGTGGGCGGTCTGCCTGGCGCAGGGGATCTCTGGGGCTTTAGGCTTGGTGCGCTGTAACGACGTCAAGCGATGGCGCAAGGATGACCGGCACTGGCTTATCTCCGATAAGAGGTGCGCCCCTGGGACCTGCCAGTGGATCTGTGACGCCCTTGAGATTGACAGGAAGGAGCTAGTTACCTTCATCTGGAGGAATAGGCATGTGTTGAGGAAGAGTCCTTACCGCCTCCGGAGCATAAATTGACCGACGAGCAAAAGCCTGACTTAGAGATAGACGGCATCAAGTGGACCCGTATCCCTGGCGTTAAGTACGGCTGTGATTTCTGTAGGTACCTAGGCGACGCTCAGAAGGTAGGGATGACCAACGAGGCGGCTCTGGCTGAGCTGTTCAAGTATAATCTCTGGTTCCTAGTCTACTTCGGGATGCGGGTCTCGATAGCCAATAACCCCTGGTGGGTGGCTAGGTGCCTTGAGGTTGAGCGTGGACCTCGTTCCCATACCCTAGACCTTTGGGCTCGTGAGCATGCCAAGTCAACGATTATCACGACGGCTAAGACCATTCAGGACATTCTCAAGAATCCTGAGGAGCGGGTTGGAATCTTCTCGTTCTCGCGGCCTGCTGCGCTAGCTTTCCTGCGTTCCATTAAGTCTATCTTTGAGAACTCTAGCCTCTTAAAGGCTTGCTTCCCTGACATCCTCTACGCTGACCCTCGCGCTGAAGCTGACAAGTGGTCGGAGACGGATGGGCTTATCGTTAAGCGCAAAGGTTTCTACAAGGAGGCGACCGTTGAGGCGTGGGGATTGGTTGAGGGTAGCCCGGTAGGTAAGCACTATAGCCTTCGCGTCTACGACGACATTGAGGTTCCCGACCTGGTTAATAGCCCTGACATGATGGCTAAGCTCAAGGACGCCTTCGACATGAGCCAGAACCTTGGAACCATCGACGGTGCTCACCGGGTTATCGGGACGACCTATCACCATGAGGGATTGCTCAACACTCTCCGGCACAAGGCTACAAGCGACTCAAAGCTCGTATACGCGACCAGGGTGAGACCTGCGACGGTGGATGGTAGTCCGAGTGGGACGTCTGCTTACTTGCCTGAGGAGCGGTTAGCGGAGCTTAGAATCAATCGGCAGATGTTCTACTCCCAGCAGCTCTTGGACCCAACGCCTCAGGGGACGGAGAAACTAGACGCTTCGATGCTGGTTGAGGTTAGTCCAGCCGAGCTACCTAAGAACCTATTCAAGTTCATGACGGTGGACCCGGCGGGAGAGAGGAGGAGCGACAACCGGCAGGGGGATAGCTGGGCGATGATCGTGTGTGGGGTTGAGCCCTTCCGCGATGACGTTGGAGCTAGCCGGGTATTTGTCCTCGACATGATGGTTGAGCCGATGACTGAGGCTGAAGCCTTGGACAATGTAGTTCGCATGTTCCTTCGTAACGGGATGATTCGCCAGCTTGGAATCGAGAAGGTGGGCATTAGCACCGCTGAAATCCACATTGCGAAACACTTACATGCCAAAGGCAAAGCCATTAGTGTCGATAATGGAGGGTTGGTTGTCCTTAGACCAGCCGGAAGGAACAAGAAGCAGCGCATTGAGGCTGCATTACAGTGGCCTTTGTTACACGGGAAGCTGCATTTGTGTACGTCTGTACCGGCTGCATACCGCGAGAGATTGAAATTGGAGATGCAAAAATTCCCCTTCTGGCACGACGACGCTCTTGATGCGTTGGCTTACCAGTATGATCTCTTTCGAGACTTCCGGTTTGGGAAGTTTCAACAGGCCGTTCAAGAGAGCGAGTGGGATAAGGCGTTCAAAAATAACTCCTCTGGGCCTAAGTCTAACTCTTGGTTGTACGTATGAAGGCGCTCAAGAAGCTATCACGATTCGGCCTAGGTAGGGCGGCACATCACCACATCGTTTACATCAACGACGAGACTGGCCTTGGCCTTTGCTCGACCGACGCTGGACATACCCATGATATTACTTTTCAGCCGCCGACGCCTCCTCAGATGGATGAGATGGGTAATGAGATTGCTCCTGGTTCTCCTGGGGGTTGGCTCGTTGCTCCTGCCTTAGACGGGCATACGCATCAGATCGAAGAGTACGTAGTTAAGACAGCCAAAAAAAAAGAGGATGATGCTCAGGTTCTTGCTGAGGTACAGGAACTCTTTAAGACAGGGAGGGAGCTTGAACGTGACAGTCTCAAAGCGGCGCAGGAATCGGAAGACATGTATGCTGGTAAGCATTGGGAAGAGACTGAGAAGAGTCGCCTTGAAAGCCTTAGCCGAGCTGCGGTTACTATCAATAAAATTGAGAAGAACGTAGACCAAATAACGGGTATGCAACGCGCCGAGCGAACTGACATTCGCTACGTACCGCAAGAAGGGGGTGATCAAAAAGTCGCGGACCTATTGAATGTTGCTACCAAGCATATCTTGAACCGCTGCTTCTTCTCACGGGAAGAGAGCCTAGCGTTTGAGGATGCGGTCATCGTTGGCCGTGGATTGCTGAACGTCTATGTAAAGTTTGATAACGACCTTAGGGGCGAGATTGTCGTCGAGAAGTTCCCGTACCTCGATGTAGTTTTTGGGCCACACGAGAAGATAGACCTCTCTGACTGCGAGTACCTGATTAAGCACCGCTGGCTCAGTCGCGCTAAGATTGAACAGCTCTGGCCTGATAAGGCTGAGGATATTCAGAAAGACTTCCAAGACTTTGTACTAGACCCGAAGAAGAGCGTTCAGTACGCCTACGATAACTACGCTCACGGGAATCCTATTCAGACCTTGGGCGAAGACCCGCTCGTAAACATCGCTCGCAAGGAATACCGGGTGCTTGAGTGCTGGCGTCGTATGTACGAGAAGGCTTCGGTTGCGGCTAATGCAGGAGAGGATTTCTACTTCAATGCTTATGGCTGGGACGCTAAGGACCTTAGAGCCGTTCGCACTATCCCTGGCTTCTACGTTGTAGAACAGAACATTACGAAGATGCGAGTCACTAAGGTAGCTGGTGGCGTGGTTCTCTCAGATGAGCATCCGGCTGACCTTCCGGCTGATGACTTCTTTGTCCTCCCGATTTACGCCAAGAAGCGAGGCTACAAGTTCTGGGGCAAGGTCGAGTCGTCGAAAGACGCTCAGATGTATATCAACAAGAACTACTCAGCGGCTCTCGATGTTATCAACAAGGTGGCGGCTTATGGATGGTTCATCGACCAATCCACGTTCCCTGATAACGAGAAGGAGAAGTTTAAGCGTATCTCTACATCCCCTGGCTGGGTTATCGAGCTTAATGACGTAACGAGACCCCCTCAGCGAGTCGATGGCGTTAAGTTCCCTGGTGAGCTTATTCAGATGATGCAGGTTGGAGAACAGCAAGTTCTCGACCAGATGAACGTCATCATCAACCCTAACGGCGCTAACGAGTCGGGCAATCTCTTTGCTCAGCGTCGTAACCAGAAGCTCATGGGTAGTGAGTACCTGTTTGATAACCTTGCGTTCGCAAAGCAGAAGCTAGGGCGTCTCTTGGTTAAGCTCATTCAGCGCTACTACACCCCAGACAGAATCCTTCGCATCGTTCGTAACGCTAACAGCAAGGCCCCTGTAGAAGTAGGTGGTCAGCCTCTCGATGAGTTTAGTGACGAGGACATTATGACTCTGCTCAACACAGCAGAGCTTGAATACTACGACGTAGAGGTTACTGAGAGTAACTGGTCGCCGTCGATGAGACTAAGCACGTTCATGCTCCTAAGCGAGATGGCACAAGCTGGTCAACCGATACCACCCGAAGCAATCCTTGAGTTTGCCGACATGCCTGACTCCGTGAAGCAGAAGCTCATGAACATGATGGCGCAACAAGGACAGGCGCAAGCGAGCGCAGAACAAGCGAAGGCTGATGCTGAGATCCAAAAGACTCTCATCGCGCAGGGGCAGATTCCCCCTGAAGTAGCGCAAAGATTTCTCCAAGCACCACAAGAGAATTTACCCCCGAATGAGGCCAATCAAGGTCCGGGGATAATGTAAAGGTGATGGATGGAAACTGGTGACGTAACCACAGCAGAAGATACTCAAGAGGGAACGAGTCCAGAGTACGTGGATCTTCCTGATGCGAGTGACGACGATATTGCAGCGTTCCTTGAGAACAGTGGCAAAGAAGAGTCGCAAGCACAGGTAGCTCCGCAGCAAACGGACCCCGCACAGCAGAAAACTGAAGCTGAGCAGCCAAAGGAGGAGACAGAGGAAAAGCAAGCGGAAAGCAAGCAAGACCCCGAAGTTCTCCGAGAGCAGCTCAAACAACAGGAACTCTTTATCAAGCGGCGTAATAGCGAGATTGGAGAGCTTAGAAAGCAGCTGAAAACGGCACAGGAGAGACTCCAGACCACGCTCGATGAGAAATTCTACGAGTCACCGACTCAAGCCCTGATGCAAGCGCGTCAGATTGAGATGGCTCAACAGAAGATCAACGAGCTGGATGCCGAAGAACAGGCTCTTACTAACCAACACCAAGCCCAAGTCTTGCTAGCCCATCATGTTGGCGGGGATATAGACATTGAAGCTATCGGACAGTCGTTGTTGGCTGACGGTATGCCTCAACAGTTTGTAGAACAGTTCAAGTCAAACCCATATAGTGCAGCGCTCCCAGAGACGCTGATTCAACTTGCAAAACGCGCATCGGCTGAACAAAAGGTTCGGCAGATGGAAGAAGCTCTACAACAGCTTGTTCCTTACACGCAAAAGCTCTTAGAGGAGCGGAAACAACTTCCTCAGCATGTGCTGAAGAATGTGTCGTCTGCGCTTCGACAAGCTCCGCAAGTTACCGGCTCCGCTGGTGGCACTGGCCTAATGGGTGGCAATAGAGCGGTTGATCCCTCAATGATGAGCGACGCTGAGTTGATGGAGTTCCTAAAAGGGTAAAAACTTTTTTAGGGATTGAACATGGCAAAGACCGGGTTCTCAACCTCCGACCCGCTTGTAAAGAAGGCGTGGGAAGAGCGGCTCTACCGCGACAGCGTTAAAGAGTCATATTTTAGCAAGTTCGTTAGCTCAGGCGCGGACTCAATCGTAACCGAGAAGACACAGCTCACTAAGGACAAGGGTGACGAGATCACTGTTGGCCTTCGCATGAAGCTCGTAGGTGCTGGCGTTACTGAAGGGCAGGTTCTTGAGGGGAATGAAGAGAAGCTCTCTACATACTCCATGAAGATCACCTTGAAGCAGTTCCGACATGCAGTTCGTGATGACGGCGCAATGAGCCGCAAGCGAGCTATGTTCGACATTTCATCTGAGTCTGAGGCAAGCCTCAAGGATTGGATGAGCGAGAAGGTAGACCAACTTCATTTCGATGAACTCGGAATTGGAGCAGGTTCTACAGCCAACCCATCGAAGATCTTCTACAAGACTTCTTCGGGCGTTCTCGCTACTGGAACCGCTGCTACTGCTAAGTCTGCTCTTACGGCGGCTGATTCTAAGCTCACGCTTAACATGATCAGCTTCCTGAAGACTTGGGCTTTGACTGGTGGAAATCGTTCGTACATCCCAATTCGTCCGGTAAAGGTTGAGGGCAAGCCGTATTTCGTCCTCCTCACTCACCCTGACGCTGTGTACGACCTTCGTGCCACCACGGAGTTCCAACAGGCTATGCGTGAAGCTGAAGTTCGCGGCAAGGAGAATCCTTTGTTCACGGGCGCAGTCGCAATCTGGGACGGAGTTGTGGTGCATGTGCATGAAAATGCAGCAATCGCTACGGATTCTGGTGCTGGATCGAACGTACCATGGTCGAAGTCTGTACTCCTCGGCGCACAAGCTCTTTGCTGGGCTTGGGGTAAGCGTCCTGAGGTTGTTCAGAAGACCTTCGATTATGACAATGAGGAAGGCTATGCAATCGGAATGATTGCTGGCGTTAAGAAGTCTATTTTCAACTCGATTGATTACGGATCTCTTGGCATCTACCTCTCTCGTACTAACGTTTCTGGCAGCTAATTAGGAGGCAACTGACATGGCAACATTTCAAAGTTCAAAAGTAGCTGCATCCGTAATGGCTCGTAGCGGTCTTGATACAACGACAGTAACGGCTGAGATTGCAATCCCAACTGGATTCGCAACCAACGACGTTCTTGAGATGTGCAAGATTCCTGCTGGTGCCACAGTGCTCAACTGCATCCTGACTTCGTCAGCAGCAGTAGGCGCAACGGCTAACCTCGCAGTAGGAGATGGTGGGGATACCGACCGTCACATTACTTCGACGGCTTATACAGCATCGGCACTCACTCGTACTAATGCTCATACTGGGCATGGGTACAAGTATACATCTGATGACACTATCGACATTCTTGCGGTTTCAATCGCTACCCCAACTGTGGGTACGGTTGTTCGCTTGACTGTTGAGTACACGCTTCAGTCGTAGGTTTTTAGGGGAGGGCTGCCTGTTTGGGGCTCTCCCCGTTTTCTTCTAACGGGACACAATGGCTGCATCTGAATACGACTTCAACGTAACTCGAAACGAGATCATCGAACGGGCTTATCGGATTATCGGTAAGTTCTCCCTTGGGGACGTGCTTTCCGCTGAGATGTATCAGCAGGGGATTATCGCTCTCAACTCGATGATTAAGAGCTGGCAGAGTAAGCATGTGTTCCTGTGGACCCTCAAAGAGTTCACTCAGACCCTTACCACGGGGCAGGCAAGCTACTCGCTCGCATCGACCGACCCAGCGGTTTACGCCATAGACCGAGCCTACGTTCGTATCGACAACATAGACCATCCCTGCGACGTAGCCTCCTATCGGCAGTATGTAGATGTACCGGATAAGACCAGTACCGGCGACCCTACGATAGTGGCGCTCAATGGGCAGATAACCCCTACGCTCTATGTATGGCCGGTCCCTCAGCAGACTAGAACGCTCTATTACACTGGCATCGTAAAGCTCAAGGACTTTGACACGGCGGCTGGAACAGCTGACTTCCCGGTGCGCTACCTTGAGGCCATTACATTCGGACTAGCTCACAAGCTATCGTTTGAGTACGGCCTTCCAGTACAGCAGCAGCGCGAGATTGAGCGACAGTATCAATCAGAGTTCGGCGAAGCTAAGAGCGGGGAGCGCGAGAGGGCTGAGTACGAGTTTTGTGACGGAGCGCACTAATGGCAACGGCGGTACAGGTAGAATCAATCTGGAACGGGCTTACTGATAACAGTGGGCAACCGCTTGCGGCAGGAAAGGTTTACACCTACTCCGCTGGTACGACGACTCCTGTATCGCTCTATACCTCTAGCGACAAGAGTACATCGGCTACTAACCCCCTTATCCTCGATGGTAACGGCAAGGCTCAAGTCTGGGCCGATGGCCGCTATAAGTTTGTGGTTAAGACTGCGGCTGATGTAACGCTCTATACCCTGGACAACCTGCTCTATGGATTCGATGACACGACTGTTCTTCTGGGCGGTATCTCTACTGGCTCCGCTAATGCTCAGGTAGTTAGCGTTCCTGCTACGGTAGAGAGCTATGCCAACGGTCAACGAATTACGTTTATCGCAGGATACACTAACTCAGGCGCTACTACATTACAGTTCAATGCCCTTGCTCCTATCAGTATCGTTAAGGGGCCAACGCCTAGTAGCCTTCAGGCAGGGGACTTGCTTGCGGGACAGCTCTATAGCTGCACGTACTACGGAGGTTCTTTCTACTTAGAGAACTGTCCTACTCCGGCTGATGTTCAGCGGTCACGCTTTCAGATTCTTTCTGGTGTCTCTGGAACAAATACCATTACTGCGGCGGCTAGTCCTGCTCTAACAGGGTATGAGGCTGGTCAGGTATTTCGTTTTAAGGCAAGTGCGGCAAGCAACTCGGCAGCGACTCTCAACATTAACGGGCAAGGCGCGAAGGCAATTCAGCGCTACGGTGTAGCTCTAGTGACTGGTGAGATACAAGCCAACGACATGGTTGAGGTCGTTTACGACGGTACTCAGTTCCAGCTAATCAATGCTACTCCTGCGCCTCTGTTTGTTGATCGAACGAACAATAGGGTGGGGATTGGGACTACTGCACCATCTGATACGTTTGAAGTAGCAACAACAGGATTTTTCCCACAGTATTGGAGCGGATACGCTGCAAGTGCTGGTGGTCCGAATCTGATGATTCGCAAATCTCGTGGAACAACTACTGGCAGTAATGTCATCGTCAACAATTCAGATATTTTAGGTAGCTTAGATTTTGCTGGTGCGAATGGCACTACTTTTACTAGCGCAGCTAATATAGCGGCATTAGTCGATGGAACTCCTGGGGCAACCAACGATATGCCTGGGCGACTCGTTTTCTCTACCACCTCCGACGGATCTGGAACGCCAACCGAGCGCATGAGGATTACTAGCGCAGGGTACGTAGGAATCGGAACAACTACTCCAAACTCTTTATTAACAGTCGGAGACGGAACAGGCTCAAAAGTTATGGTCGTAAACGGCGCTAACACTGGAACAGGTGGAGGGTGTGCTTTTACTTGGCAGAACGGCGGCAATCCAATAATTGCTATTGGCAACTATTCAGGAATATATGGGGGAGCCTATGATGCCTCTCCAACTATATATAATGGGAGTGGTCTTAGTTACAAAGTAGGCAATATGACCGCTGCGGTTGGCACTCATTTTATGAAGTGGAACAACGCAACTGGCGATTGGACGTATGACACTTCCTCCGCTCGCTACAAAGACAACATTGAAAATAGTTCGTATGGACTAACTGAAGTCCTTGCAATGCGTCCTGTTACATTCACTTACAAAGCAGAGCCAAATCGTCACGATGTCGGGTTTATCGCTGAGGAGATGGTGAATGTTGTTCCTGAAGTTGTTGCCAAGAACATAGAAGGAGAGCCAGACGCTATTAGCTATGATCGTCTAACTTCGGTCCTCTGCAAGGCTATCCAAGAACTCAATGCCAAAGTAGAAGCCCTTGAAGCACGAGTAGCCGCACTGGAGGCATAGTAGATGCCAACCGTAAAGCTCCCCATCTTCGAGTCGATAACGAAGGGCGTCGATGGCATAGAGCTAAACGACGAGAACTTCTCGCTCATTGATGGCTATCGCACTCTTAACGGCGGCACGACTAATCGCTTCGGCTCCAAGAAGACCTTCATAGCCAACGCAGCAAGCGGATTCGGTTTCGACGCCATGTTCTATTGGGCTGAGAAGGATTGCGTGATTGCAGTCGGCGGCGGTGAGGTTTATCAGCTTACCTATGTTTCCAATACGCCTGTCATCACGGCGCTCACGGCTGGCACTCTGCTCTTAGGTCAAAACACTCCCACGTCGATAACGGTCGATGGCACTAACTTCTATGCGGCTAATGGTGGCAAGATTGTATATGGCCCTGTTGGTGGACCCGCTGCATACATCACAGCTATCACAGCTCCGACTACCGTATCTCATGTCGACTTCATCGACGGCTACATCCTAGCTCTTAGCCCCAGCGACAATAAGTTCTACTGGTCAGATGTAAATGCTGGCTCTAGTTGGACGGCTCTCTCGTTTGCTACTGGCGCAGGAAGTCCTGATAGGTTGGTGTCGTTTAAGGTTCTCAATCGCGAGCTGTATCTCTTTGGTCAACGCTCGGTAGAAATCTGGGAGAACGACGGCTCAACGCCTTTCGCTCGTATCCCCGGTGGCTTCATCCAATCTGGTTGCGCTGCTCCCTATGCTGTTTTGCAGGATGAGAACTCTCTCTACTGGATTGATGAGAATCGTCGCCTTGTCTCCTTCTCTGGTAAGCAGGTCGAGCGGTTAAGCACTAAGTTCGATAGGGAGCTTCAAGGGCTTTCAAGTGTCGCTGATGGCGTAGCGATGAAGATTCAAATAGACGGCTATGTTTTCTTTGTATTTACCTTCAAGAAGGCCAATCGCACCTTGGTATTCAATCAGGCTACGAACGACTGGTGTGAGTTTGGCAAGTGGAACTACTCGGATGCGGCGTATGACCGATGGGTGGGGAACTGTTATGCCTACGCTGAGAAGTGGGGACTGCATCTTATTGGTCGTCGGGACAGCTTGACCATCTCTGAAATCAGCCGCGATTACGCTACTGACGATACCGATACTATCCGACTAGCACGAGTAACTGGGCACATGGACCACGGGACTAGCAAGATTAAGCAGTGCAACGAGGTACGCTTCAGGGCGAAGCGAGGGGCAGGACTATCGGCTAGGACTCCTAAGCTCATGATCCGATACAAGACTGACAATATGGCCTGGTCGAACATCAAGGAGTTCAGCCTTGGTAATCTTGGGGAGTATAACCTCGTCCTGCGCGACCTACGCCGCAATCAATACCGCACCAAGCAATATGAGTTCACGGCTACCGATGCGGTGGATGTAGTGTTCTCTCAGGCTGAGGAGGATATAGAGGTTCTTCGATGAGTATCCGTAGGCCACCACGACAGTCCACCGATGGATTACAAGACAGAAAGTGGAAGGAGCAGGCTTTCTACGATGCTAATCGTCCTGTTGGTGCTACCGGCCCTATTGGTCCTGCTGGCCCTCAGGGTCCTGCTGGCCCTACTGGTGCTACTGGCCCTCAAGGTTCGCAGGGTATCCCAGGCCCGACGACTGTAAATGTAGGCACAACAACGACCGTATCGTCTGGCACACCGGCATCAGTAACAAACGGCGGCAATTCCACGAATGTTGTGCTTAATTTCGCCATCCCTCAGGGGCCACAGGGGGAGCCAGGAGACAATGAGAAGGGACCTGAGTTTACATACTCTTCCGGCAAGGTGTCTCGTATTGATTACGATAGTGGCAACTACAAAGTCATGACCTATACCGCTGGGGTGCTATCTCAAATTGACTACCATCGTGGCACCGAAACAATTCGCAAGACATTTGTCTACAACATAGACGGAACCTTAGATGAGATCGTGGAGGTAACGCTCTAGTGGTAGGCTCTCCAGACTTTCCAATTACGCCCGACCCGGCACCAGACGGATCTAGTTCGGTTGATACAACCTATTCTATTACTAGCTCTAACCTTGCGCTTCTGTCTGACGTCGCCAAGAGCAGCCTCCTGTCGGCTAGTAACATAGGGTCTGCCATTACATCGCGCATCAATTCTACTTTAGATTTAGTGGGGGCCATTGGTGGATTTACTGCCTATCTGTTGGATGAGACGGTATTGAACGGGTTGGCAAGCGGAGCCTCTTCGTCAACTGTTAATTGCCCTAATGTGGGAACGTCGGAGTCTGTGAGGCTAATAGTCATTCTTGGGGAGATTTCCGTTGGGGCTGGCGCGAAGGTCCAAGTCTCGGATGGTTCTACTTCGTACGAGTTGACGCTACCCGCGACTAACTCAGAGAAGCGGCTTGAGTTCAACAGTATTCCGGCGGCGTTTGTTAATAGCTTCAGTGTAGTAAACAACACAGGCGTAACGCTCGCATCCTGGGGCAACAGTATTATAGTGATTCCGTTATAGAGTAAACGATGCCAACGATTACTTCGACAGCCAACATTGACCAGGTCACTTTCACCTCCTCTTTCGGCAACGAAGATGTAACCATCAATCGTGGAGTTACTGTAACGGTAAACTCAGATAACTATCATGCTCAATGTAGTAGGGTTTGGGGCACAACTGTAAGCATCAATGGGAATCTCACAGTAGATGCTCGTGAGGTTTGGTGGATTCCGTTTGACGCTTCAAGCGGTAATATACCAGCACTCCCTACTTTTGGAACTAACGATGTAACAGTAGGCGGTACTCCAGTAGGGGAGTTTCTTGGTATCTGGAGCGATATTGGCGTAACGGTACCAATGGTAGCTAACTTTACAATGCCTACTACTGGCTATGTCAAACTCCGCAGGAAAGTAGCAAACATCGCAGACAATGACGTTTTAACTTTTGCCAACGGTGCAACCGCTACAGTCAATAGCGCAACGGGTGGACAGCGAGGGTGGATAACTTTTTCGGGTCCAAAAATTCAAAACTTTGCTATTACCCACAGAAGCTCAGTAACTCAGTTTTTGGGCGATTGGTTCCAATTAGGTACTTGTAATGGCACCGCTGGTCAGACCATGCAGTATTACGTCAATGACGCTATCCCAGCGATTCAAGTAGAAACTGGCGCAGGTACTGGCGTTTATGAATGGTGGTGCGCAGTAGGTAACAGAGCACACTTTACAACTACCTGGTTTGACACCTCGACTCGTTCAAAGGTTTTTGATGTAACGGCAAATGGCCTGATAACTTTTAACGGTGTAGGCGGGACAGTAGGACAACTTCCTCCCAATGGCGCACGAGTCAGAGTTCCCAACATTCACATATTTAATTATACAGACTTTGGTTCTGGCTCGGCATTGTTTTATGGCCGTCAAATGGCTGGCACTATTACTTGCACAACCAGCTCAACGACCGTAACGGGCGTGGGAACTGATTTTGATAACAAGCTAGTCGGTACTCAAATCCGCAATACATCAGGGGTTTTGATTGGAACGGTTTTAAGTGTTGCTTCAACGACATCATTAACCCTGACAGCAAATGCCGCAGTAGCAGTAACAGGCGGTGGCTACTCAACCAAAAATGCAGTTTTATCACGAAGTAGTAATTTTGGTGGTACAGACTGTTTCAAGTTTAGCGTAGCGGCAGAGACCTCGATAGTTTTAGAAAACATCACAGGTCAATTTCAATTCCTGCAAGGCAATGTAACTGGCACGTTTAAGAACTGTGCTTTTGGTGCAATCAGAAGAAACAATGCTATGGGCTTTGGTCAGCTCGTTGTTGAAGATTGCGCTTTATGCGGCCCTTTCAGTGAGCAAAGCGGTCAATGTAATTTCGCCATGTCAGGCTCCAGTTCAAGTTTTGTAAGTAGCATTAACAAATTTACAATCGGTGGTTTCACAGACACTCTTTTTGGTGGTAATGGAGCAAGTTTATTTGTAACAAACGGCACTATTGAAAACGTCATTTCGTTTCACTCAAGCCCAGGAGAAACTTCAAATCTATCTTTAGGCGGCACAAACGCAACTATAAAAAATTGCTATCTTTCAAGAGCCTCCGATGGAAGTGGTGGTAACACTCCTATAGTGCGGTTTGGCGGTTCAAACATTCTGGTACAAAACATTGATTTTAGCACAAGCAATCGTGCAGGTTTGACAGTAGGGCAAATTGCAACACTAAGCGCCAGTGGTGTTTATGACAATTTCCGAATGGTAAATGGCAAGGGAAGCACTAGTACTGCATCCTTTAACATTGGTGGCGGAATATCTGTAGTTTGTAGAAACTGGGGAAGTCCAGGTAGCAGACAAGATTTTGGAGGCAACCATAATTTTTCTGGTGGAACTGCAACCGAATTTTTCCTGTCAAAAATTTATATTGTGGCTGGAACTGCTGGCTTCGATATCAACCTAAGTGCAAATTTTAGATATTATAGCGAAGTAGATACAAGCAGCACAGGTACAACTCCGCTTACAATTTTCACCGCACCGGATAGAGAACAGCGAAGAGTTTTTAATGTTGCAGGCAGTGTTACTAATGGCGTAAGCGTTGGTACTCATGGCTACGAGTTTGTAAACTCGGTAACGACTCCGACAGAAATCCAGCTTGCATTTTATTTTAATCGCTACAGTTCTCTCCAGCGTTCAAGGCTTAGAATTACTCCAGGCCCAGGCTTAGTATTCCCTGATTTAAGTGTTGCAAGGTCGTTTCTAGAAGTATCTGGTAGGTTCGTTACAAACGAAACGCTCCATTATATCAAGGGCATTACTGGCTTTGTTAATGCCGCTCCAACTTTTCCTTTTTCTCCGGTGGGGTCAATCACATACGAATATGACTTAGACAGAGGCACTGGCTTTACTGGCACATATAAATCTTTGACGGGCGCAAATCTTTCAGCAGAGACAAACATCAGTCCTACTGGTTTACGAATCAAGGTTAAAGCAACTGCCAGCAGTACCGCAAACGATACGGCTACAGGTTCGGTAGCTTTTAAAGCAACTACAAACTCAACTGCTTTTTATAACAATCAATACGGCGATAAGATTGTGGAGCATACGATTTCAGGAATACAGCCTGGTTCTGTAGCCTATATGTTCCGCACCGACACGGGTGCTTTGCTTTCAAAAACTCGTGAAGTTGCTACGGGCACTCTTTCTTTAAATCCCGAATGGACGACAAACATTCCAGTAGCATTTAGATTGCGAGACCAAGGGTACGATACCATTGAAACCGCTTTTACAATGACAGCATACGGGTTTAATACTCCAGTAACGCAAATACCAAATACTATCAGCACAGCCGTCCCTGGCGCTTGGGGAATCACTGTAACGAATCATGGAGCAAGTCCTGTCACTTGGAATGGCAAGCAGTGGAGTATTACGGTTACAGTTACAGGCGGTCAAACGCCAGCTCAAATAGCACAGTTTATTCACTACTGGCTAAATCAAGATGTTGGTACATTCGACTCGTCACTTCCAAATGCGGCGTTCCATGATTTAATAGTTCCATCCGGCACAGGTTTTGAAACTGCATACGGCACAGTTTATGGCTCTGCCGGAGCATCGCTTAAAGGTGTTAGAGTTGTAGACGGTAGCGGCAACGAAGTGCCTGGCTTTGCTCGTATGCAAGCCGACGACGGGACTTACTATAGCCCTGCCGCTTCCTACACCTTGACCGTCTCTAACATCGTCAATGACTCTCGCATCCTAGTGCGACGCACAGACACGCTTGCAGTTATCGCCAATCAAACCGTAACGACAGGTAGCTTTACCTACACCTACACGCACACGACAGATATCCCGATTGAGATAGTGGTGAGAAAGGCAACGTCATCGCCATTTTATCAGGAGTGGAGAACTACAACGACTTTGAGCAATAGTAATAACAGTCAAACCGCTAACCAACTGAGTGATACATAACGAGGCCCTATGCCAATAGCAGCAGATTTTTCAATAACCACAACAGGAGATATCCGACACGTTTCGGGTACTACCGTTTACTCGGTGCTTGACCTTCATGCGTGGCTGCAAGATTTGGCAGATGATGCGGCGGCAAGTGGTAATGACCTGCTCGATATTCTTGCGCCAAATCCATCCAAGCTGGACGGCCCTCGTGATGCGGCGGTTGCATCTCGTCTTAACCTTCTTACCTCTGGTGCGGTGGCGTTTAACATTGACGATGACGCTTCTCAGTACATTAACTTCGGCAGTATCAAGCAGGACTCTGCAAACATTCAGTATTCAGGACTAAAGACCATCGGAGGTATCGTTGCTGCATCTCCTGTGTATGTAGTTCAGAATGGTAGCAAGCTGACAAAGTTTTGGGCTGATGGACATGTTCAGATTCTTGTAAAGGTTAAAACCTCCGGTAGTTTTATCGACTCAGGAAATGTAACGGCCTTCTCTCGTAAATGGGGTCAGAGCTATTCGCACTTCGACGTAAACCTCTCTGCGGGCGGTGAAACTTCAGCAGCTCTTGCAACGGCGGTAGACTCGAACATTACTCTTACGGAGGGTCAGGCAGCGCTATTGTCATCCAAGGTAACAGTGACCTTTGGCGATACTACTCAAGACCTTGGCAACGGTAACGGCGGAAAACTCTACAAGGGAACGATTGCTCTGTCGGGTGGCTGTACACTGGCCGAGGCTTACCAGTACCTGCAATACCTGACACGAGAGACAAGTGCGGCAACGCTTAACAGCATCCCTGGCTGGCGCTATAGAGTGCTTAATGCTGCGTACACCGAAATACCCTCAGCTCCGTTTGGTACTTTTGCCGGAGGTACGTTCTTCGTAGCTCAAGGCTGGTGGTTGACAGGAGTTCTGGCGGCAGAGGCAACTCGGTATCAGCTCATAGCCCATGATGGCACAACGCAGACACCTCCAACCGTAGCAATTATTACAGTAGGAAATCTGCTCTCTGGCGACCGAGTGCTTGTTGCCCGTGACAATGGCTCAGGCGCAGTATTGAAAGACGAGTATACGCCAGTTGCAGCTTCGGCAGGAGCAACGGCCTTAACGGTGGTGGAGTCGATTAAGAGCGACACACCAGCAGCGGGTGTTATCCGTATCAAAGGCGAGCGATATACCTACACAAGTTTCACGGCTGGCACTAAGACCTTTAACGGGCTCTCTCCAGCTTTGTCTCAAAATATCGTAACTGCCGATGATGTTTTTGTTCCTTACATTGATAAGGCAACCACGACCACGAGTGAGACGGTTTCATTTACTTATGCGTCAAACTTCAACTGTCGAGTAGACGTGCGGCAAGGTAGTGGAGCATCGCCAATCATACCGTTTACGACTACAATATCAGTAACAAGTGCTGGAGGTAGTGTTAATGCCAGCCGTAACTTGGATGTGTAATGCCATACTACGTTGCACCGTTTACATTCAACTTCACAACCGCTCTTGTCGCTATCGACAACGGGGTAACGGATGTTGACTGTTCGGCGCTCTATGACGCCTGCAAGTTAGCTCAAGCCTCAGAGGAGGGGATTATATATGACCGCATCGCCAAAGGATCAGGACTCGACACGCTCGGCCCAGGTGTCCAAGTCGGTATCACCGTCGAGCTATTGGGGTCGTGGCAACTTAGTTTTACAGCCGGTAACTACGTCGCCCGTGTTGCAGGAGGAAACCTCATCGGAGGCCCAGGTGACGACCCCATCGCCTATAGCCCAGGAGTCCAAGCCCTCTTGATTCAGAGTGCTAATGCCACAGTGGTTACTAGCACCGGAACTTCTCCCGCAGACCTGGCTAATGCCGTAAGGACCGAGCTGACCCCGGAGCTAGGCAGGATAGACGTTGCGGTCTCTAGTCGGGCAAGCGAGACGACGGCTCAGAAGGCAGTGGATGCAGCGAACCTAGCTGTAGCTATTAGCGCATAGGGTCCCTTACATCGCCTCGGTCAACCCCTTAGGATTGACTTATGAACAAAGCCGACGACTACAAGCAGCTCATGGAGTCCCTGAACCGGATATTTGATGTATTGCCGGACATGGAGGACGACGAGAAGGAAGACGAGGGCAAGAAGGCTCGCTTTATCACTATTGTCACTATGGGCAAGGGTAAGGGCTTAAAGATTCCTAAGGCCAAGGGCAAGCAATCTAAAACGGAGACAGAGGATGAATAGCAACGAGAAGAATCCTAGTGTGAGCATCGCTATCCCTAAGGCTAAGCCTAAGATGGAGCGAGTTAGCCCAGGCGTATACCGCAACAGCACCGGCAATCTTGTTCGGTCAGCTACAGGCCAGGCATCCAAGGCACCTGAGCAGCGATTCCTCCCGCGCACCCCTGGCTCCCCCTCAATGGCAGACGCTATCGCCGCTGGCGCTAAACCGATGGTTACTCAAGCCCCTGGTGGCATGGACGCTAATATCCAACGCCTGATTGCCTTTATGGGCGGTAGCACTGGTCCTGGCGCTCGACCAATTCCTAAGATGCCGGGGGCTAACATCGACCCTGGATATGCGGCTGACCCCATGGAGATTCCCCCTGAGCTTCGTCGCATCCTGGATGGCGTCATGAACAAGACGCCTTCTCAAACTCCTCCAGGCGGTGGCAGCATCGCCGATCTTCTTCGGAGGCGGTAATGAGTTGGCTATCTGACGGCTTGGATTGGATTGGAAGTCAGTTCGGCGGTGGGAGCTATCAGACCCCTGGCACCTTTGAAGGCAATCTCCCAGGGATGGGCGGAAGTGGCTCGTCTAGCGGAGGCTCCTGGATTGATCGCAACTGGGGGACCATCTCTAAGATCGCTGACGGTGGCCGCAAGCTCTACAACATGTTCGACATCAATGATGCTCGAAAGGATTCCCGCAACCAGCTCCTAGACGTCTACGCCAAGATGGAAGCTGAGAACAACGCCTACAATCAGCAGATGGCGCAGTACAATGCTCAGCGATCAGCGGGGGCGGCAGCAGCTAGACGGGCGAATGATGCTAAGGCGCGAAAGGCTCAGGCCAAGGCGATCAAGCTGCAAGAGAAGATGATGAAGCAGATGATCTCCAACTATCAGCCTTATGCTGATGCGGCGAAGATGCTGACTCCTGAGATGGCCAACAACTATAAGCAGTTCCTAGATACTACGTCGCTCTTTAATCAGTACCTCACGCCGACAGTAGCCAAGACTCTTGGCTCTGCTCCGACTCCTATGGCGGCTCCGCAGGTAAATCCTCAGGCTTATACGGCACCATCTCAAGCCCCTCAGGTTTCATTCCCTACCATCGACGAGATGCTTAAACGAGGGAAGTAGCTATGCCTATTGCCCAGCAGTCTTCGCCTATAGACCGACAGCGGTTGATGTTGGCGCTTTTGCTTATGCAAGCTCAGCAGGGGCGGCAAGGGGCACAGGCTCAGGGGCAAGGGCCGTCTCAACTAGACCAGGCGATTCAATATCTGAAGAAGGGCAAGCAAACCTACGACGATGGCAAGAAGCTGTATGACCTAGGCACCAGTGCCTATAACTACTTTGCCGGACCATCGTACACCCAAGCGACTCAAGCAGCATGGAATCAGGCGGCAGGGCAGGCTAGTCAACAAGCGTGGAACGCAAGTGCTGATGCGGCTTCAGGGATTGGCAGCGAAGCAGCCAACGCCGCTCCTGGCACTAACTATGCTGGATGGGCCGCCGCCGCTATGAGCGCCTATAACTCTGCCAATCAAATTCTGGATAAGAACGCGAGGGATGAGCAGAAGACATATGATGCTACTTTGGCGGTTCCGAGGGCGGTAGCCGCTTACTATACCGCTGGGCTTTCTACGTTAGGCGAAGGCTTCGCTCGCAAGCAGTGGGGCGGCACTATGAAGAAGGTCGACAAGCTGATGTCGAATCCCGTCATCAACCCAATCATGGGAGCTAGCAAGCTCTGGACTAGCGACAAGTGGAAGACGGAAGGGAAGAGGCTTAAAGGGCTTCAGGATAAGGGTGTCGTTATCCCTGAGTTTTTACAGGGAGCGATGACGCAGAGCAGAGGGCGAAAGACCAAAGACCTCATCAACCCATACCTCCCTCAAGACTTCGTAGGCGCGACTCCCCAATACGGCTGGGTAAATAACAAGTTCGCTACATCACGCGACTCTAAAGACCTTACAGCTCGGGACATCTGGGGCTACTCAGCCTTCTTCGACAAGTACGGCAACGACTGGCTAGGAAAGTTCTCCGAGAAGCAGCGAGAGGATATTGCAAACAGGGCCCTACAGCGAGGAGCAGTCAAAGAGCATCACGGCACTATCGACATTAACTGGACGCCTGAGCTTGATACTGAAATTGGCACTATCACTGGCGGGAATAAGATTCCCAAGGCGCAACCAGGCAAGCCGCAACCAACTCAACCACAACCACAGCCGCAGGCCCCAGCGCCCGTAGCGGCACTAAACGCAAACCGCAAAGGAATCTTAGGAAGAATCAGGTAGACTATGGCTACAGTACCAAACAACTACAGATACGTTTCTCCGGGGCTATATCGCGCCCCTACAGGTGGCATTGTTAGACGAGGACAGATCCCTCAGCCTAAGCCTACTGGCACAACTCCGACGACTACCACTCAGACTCCAACTCCTTACTCAACGTCACTCCGTAACGCTGGCAAGGGATACTATCGTGGAGGCGATGGCAGTCTCATCGCTGGCAGTTTGATGAATCGGATGACCGACAAGTTCAATAACCTTGCGAAGCAGTGGGGGACTTTGAAGCAGGGGGATGCTCAATACAATGAGATCGGAAACTCGCTGAAGGGGATTGGCTCCAAGTACGGCTTCGGTTGGGACAAGGTTCTCGGCAAAGACTGGAAGCCTTATGCAGCTCCTGCACCAGCAGCCGCAGCTCCAGCCCCAGCAGCAGCAGCAGAGCCAACACCCGCAGCACCAGAAGCAGCCCCAGCAGCTCCAGTCGCTCCAGCAATCGTAGGCTCTCAGTACGCCAACTATCAGTCCCCTATGACGGCAGCTCTTATGAGAGCTATGGGAGAGGGGATGAACACGATGCAAGCCTATGAGCCTAAGAACTTTGAAGGCTCTCCTCTGTATCAGTTCCAAAAGCAGAAAGGTATGCAGGATATGGAGAAGCTGATGGCCGCTAGAGGGCTTACTGGCTCAGGCGCAGAGGTACAAGCTAACTCCGACTTCCTTGTAAACCTTAACGCCCAAGAGTCCGAGAAGCAGCGCCAATACGCAGACCAGACAGCACAGAGACAGCAACAAGCGATGCAGTTTATCGCCAACTTTGACCAGCAAGAGAAGAACGCTCTCCGTGACCAGTGGAACACTGACCTTGATCGTCAGACGAATATCAGCCAGTTCGAAGCTAATCGAGGAGACCGCAGACAGGAGCTTGCTACTAACTTCCTTAGTAACATCCTCGGGCTTCAGTCCCAAAACGACATAGCGCGAATATCTCAAGGTGGATTGAACTCTCAGACAGGACTATCGCAAGAGCTGATGAAAGCTCTCGCTGGATTCACAGCTAACGACTACGCCCGTTCATACGGTGGTGGTGGAGGAGTAGCTCCTACGCCTCCTAGCGGTGGCAACATGGATATAATGCGCATCCTGATGGGCTACGGCGACAGAGCGGGGAACAACGACATGACTGATAGCATCTTGCGTATGTTTGGAGGAGGGAAGTAGCGATGGCATCACGGACGAGTGTTTATACTAATGCGCTTACGCTTCCGAAGTGGGTAATGGGGGGAGAGTTTGGGGATCTTTCTTCGATCATGAACAATCGCGACATCAGCTATGAAAATGTTGCACAGGAGGAGATTGTTACAGAGAACGCCAACCTAAAGCTAGAAGAGGATCAGCGCAAAGAACGGATGCGTGAAATTCTTCAGGAAAGAACGGGCAACTCACGACCTGCAACGATCCGCGATGCTTATCAAGAGATGATCAATGCCGCTTACGATGCGGGTGATCCGATGGCAGCGATGGACTATGAGACTAAGCGACAGGCGTATGAGGATTCTCAGCTAAGCAAGCGAAGGTCGGAACTAACTGGCGCAATAACCGTTGCTGATAATCTCGACTATGATCGACTCAACGAATACTATCCTGGCGTTCTTTCCAGAGAGGACTACAACAAGAACCAAAAGCGCAAAAAAGCAGGCGACATTAAATCTAGCGACATGGTTGTCGTGATGAACGCTGAGACAGGCGCTAAAGACCGCATCCCTTGGAGTATGGCGGAAAAGGCGCAGCAGCTTGGATGGGAAGTAGAACCATCAACATCACGGCAGCAGGATATTCTTGATAGGATTGAGCAAAAGAGAGAGGAGCTTGCGAACCCTCCATCGCCCGGCATTGGCAAAACAATAAAAGACTTCTTCGACCCAACAGCCCCAGTCCCACGACCCTCCCCAACCCCAGCGCCACAAGACGGACGAGGCGATAGAAATAGGCAGGGGCCGACTGTAGGCGATCAAGTCAAAGTGATTAAGCGCGAGCGAAACGTAAAGGGCAAATAAATGGCACGTTGGTTGCAGGATGCTGAGACGGGGGAATACTTCCAAGAAGACGAACTCGACCCCAATAGCTATCAATCCGTTTCAGATTGGCAGTCCCTTGGGGATAGCTCCGATGAGGAGCCTCAGTACGAATACCCTAGCTGGCTTACAGACCTGCCGGTTATCGGTAGCGTTCCAGCGCGAGCGCTAGGCTCTCTTGGTAAGGGAGCAGCGGGGCTTGAGCGATTGCTTGGCGATCCGTTCGGCACAGCGGAAGAAGATAGAAAGCGTTCTCAAGACCTCATAGACCAGGCCAGAGCCGACAGCGGCGCAGAGCCAGGATCGTTTCAAGATATAGCGGCTACGGTCGGAGGTGAGGCTTTAGCCATGCTTCCTACGCTTGGAGGAGGACTAGCTTATAACGCAGCGCGAGGCGTAGGGCGTGGACTTGGGAATCTCTATCTTGCAGCGCTTCCGGCTGCACTTCCAGCGGGAGACAGATACGCTACATACAGAGAGGAGGGCATTAAGCCCTTTCCAGCAGCTCTCGGCGCAGGAGCTAATTTTGCTCTCGACACGGCGCTTAACAGATTCGACGTAGCACAGATTCTAAAACCAGGCGCAGCCTCTCTCCGTCGCGCAGGGACAGCCGCTACAGTCGGCGGTCTAACAAACGTGGCCGGAGCTTATGGTGGCGCTCAGATTGACCGATTGGTGGGCGATCCTCAGACCCCAGAAGAGTTCCAGCAGAACCTCCTTATTCAAGGCTTGGCTGGCGCAGGAACAACAGGAGCACTCTCGCTACTCCCAGGCCAAGCTCGCGTCTCAGGCGACGACGTAGGCCCTCAGGGGAAGAGCGTGGAGGACTTTGAGGCTGGGATGATGGTTGATGCTCCGAGCCCCGAGCCCGACCTCCCTCCAGTATCAGAGTTTGATGGCCTTGCGGTTCCTTCTGCGTTCGCTGGCGGCAACAGGCTGACTCTTGATTCCGATCTCCCAATTCTTGATGTTGCCCCTCAGCAAGAGCCTTTGATTCAGGTTGAAGAAGGGTATCGAGCCAGAGACCTTGCAGGCCGTCAGAGAGAGATAGACGACATGTTCTATCCAGAGGACTCAGAGCTTGCGTCATTGAGACAGAGCCCTCTTACTAGCTCTAAAGATGTCATTGACATTCAAAGGCTTCAGCCGTCGGGTAAGCCGATAGTCAAAACAGTAGAAGATATGGCAGGTCTATCGCCTGAAGAGCGACAGATCACCTCCTACATAATGGGCACAAGCCCGGAGCGCGTCGCTAGAGCGCAAATCTCTGAGAACCAGGCCGTATTTGACGATCTAATGTCGAAGCGAGCCGAGGCTAGAAAGCCGGGACGAGAGCGATACTCTGCCAGCGACAAAGAGCTAGTCATTAAGGTAGGGGATGACACTGAATCCTTCCCGACTCCAATCGTAAGAAGCCTAGCCGAAGCGACTGAGCGTCCTATATCTGATGTAGCGCTTCCTCCTGGCGCAGAGCGTTCATCTCCTCCTGGACCTATAGCACTTGCTCCGCAAAGAGTGTTGGGACCACAGCCAGAGGTCGGGCCGTTGGTCGAGCCAGTCGATGTCTATAGGGGCAGAGGCCCGGCACAGACGATTGAAAACGATCCGCTCATGCAGCAGATTGATAGGCTCTCGGAAGGGTCGCAAAGATTCGTTCCTGACTCAGAGGTTCCGATAATTGGACAGTCCCAGTCTCCGGTTCCCGCCCCAGACATAATAGCCCCAGACGCTCCCGCCTCTGGCCCCGGCCAGGTTGTGCTTGATCCAACATCAGACATCGCACAGGCGCGAGCAGCCGGGCAAAGGCTTATAAGTGGACAGCGGCAACAGGCGTCTCCGATAGAAGTTGTTGAGGGCTACGATCCCAAGGCTACTAGCTCCACGCTCCCAAGGATGTCGCGACCTAAAACAAGCCCTGGCGATCAGATGGCGCTCTTCCCAGAGGCGCAACCAGAGGCACGACGGAAAGCTCAAGGCCAACGACTAGCCAACCGTCGCAAAGCTCCAGTAAGAAGCTCAGAAGCCGGATTCATTAACCTTGAGGACGTTCAGGCGCTCTACAAGGGAGCATTGTCTCTCTTCAATAAGGGCACAAGGCAGGCAGACGATCTCACAGGCTTCAAGGCTCAATCTCCTACCAACCAACGCTATTCAGGCGAAGGGCTACTAGGCCCGTGGAGAAAGCACCTTGAGTGGATGGACACCACGATGAAGCAAGCCCCTCAGTCCAAGGGGTTTATCGAAGCTCACTGGCGCATACCGCAGGACATGAACGCGATGGTTCATGACGCGAGCGAAACACTCAAGCCATACACATCACTGACTGAAGCTGAGATGGGGCCAGTCAATCGGTTCCTCGTTGCAGCGCGAAGAAAGGGGCCTCAAGGATTTAAGATTACCAGGGAGGTGGCGACTAAGCTGGGGCTTACCGAGAAGCAAGCTGACGCAGCCTTGGCGGTTAATCAGTGGTCGAAGCAGATGCTCAATGAACTCTACGCTCATGCAGTCGCGGGAGAGGAGCATAAGGTTCAATTAAAACTGAGGTCGGCAAAGACTCCTGAGGCCCAGTCCGAGATCATGACCGAAGCGATTACCAAGAGAAAGGAGATCGACGACAGGTTCAACGACATGTTGAATACTAACTATGTACCGTTTAATCGGTACGGTGAGTTCTATGTCAGACTTCGTGATGCTCAGGGCAACGTCGTAGAGAGCAGGCGCTTTGAGAAGAAAGGCAAAGAGTTCGTTACCGCTAAGAATCACTTCGACCAGCTTGCCAAGCAGAACGGAGGAACGATTGAGTTCGGACAGTCTGACCCTAATCCTCTCAAGCGCGGCGAGTATCAAGGCGTATCTCCAGACATACTAGACATCCTCAATGACGATGCCTCTGACGTAAGCACCAAGGGCTTTTACAAGCATCTCAAGCCTATCGCTTTAATCACCGGACCTGACGGGAAAACCAGAGGACTCCCAGGAGAGAGCGACGACCTTGTGCGAAGCATCGCTGAGTACACAACCGGAGCAGCTAAACTCATTTCGCTTCAACGAGCACAGAGAGCAGGAGAGATTGAGCTAGCAACTAACCTTGCAGGCATCGACAACGCCAATCTCAATCGCCGACTCCTTAGCTGGGCAGAAGGCTTTAGCAAGACAGATGGTAAGTTCCTTCAGGGCTTAAACCAAGCGTTCAACGTCGCATACATCGGTGGAAACCTGAGAACCCCAACGGCTGACATCCTTGGAAAGATTCAGCTTCAGTATTCGATGCTCGGGAAGTACCTCAAGGGCTTTGACGTAGAGAAGACCTACCTATCCACTATCCCGAAAGAGGTTATGTGGTGGACGCAACCGGCAAAGTTTGCGGCAAAACACCCAGAACTCGACAAGGCCATCAAAGAGGCACAGCGCAAGGGTATCATCCCGAGCACGGTATACAAGGGTCTATTGCGTAAGGGGAGAGGACGGCACAACAGCGCAGTGCTATCAACTCTTGATACTATCCATGACGCCTACTTCGGCCTGAAGGCTTTCACTGAAAAGTCTACTGACCTTAGCGGCTTCATAAACGGATGGGAGGCATATCCAAATATAGCCAAAAACACCCCAAACGGATCGCGTCAGCAGTTTGCCGAGAACTTTGCGAGAGAGAGCAGGGCGGTTCCGTCTCAAGGAGAGCTTCCGGCTACGTTCAAGAACCCGTTAGTGCGTACTATCACCAAGTACCAGCTCTATAAGGCTAAGATTCTGAAGAACATGATGGAGAACGGGTGGGATGTTCGCACTCGCTACCTCCTTGCTACCGGAATGACGACCGGATTGATGGGATTACCGTTTGTTCCTAACGCAATCACGCTATCTCGCACTGAGGGACGCGAACCTGAAGCCGCCTTGAGAAAAGCTGGGCTTGGAGACGCTGCGATCTACGGACCTTTAAGCGCTTTGAGCGGAATCGACCTGTCATCGAGCGCAGGCTTCGGAGAAATCTTCCCAGGCTCAGGGCAAGACGCAATCCAGAAGGGTATCTTGGGTATGGCGCAAGCTCCGTTCGATCAGTTCAAGCGGATGAGGGGCTATATGGACAAGGGGCAAGACCTTCAGGCTCTAGCAGCTACGCCGATGATGCCTAACCTCCTTGCTAACATAGCTCGCGGCGCTGATTGGGCAGACCGTGGCGTTATGACCTCTAGCGGACAGGCACTCATCCCTCAGAAGGATGTGACTATGCGGCAAGTCTTGGCGCGAATGGCAGGATGGACCCCGATTGAGGTGAGAAAGGAGCAGACGCTCAACAACATCCGCAAGCAGGCAGGCTATCTGGCTAAGGACAACGATAATATCAATCAACGGCTAGGCGAGGCTGAGGCGCTGAAGAAGTGGGATGATGTTAGAGAGCTTGAGGCTATGGCTAGGGCCAAGGACATCAAGATAAACAAATCTCAGGTGCGAAAGTACCGTGATGCAGCTCTGGGGAAGAAGAACCTATCGGTTGACAGCGCCCCGAGGGAGATACGGCAAGAGCTGAAGGATTGGGAGAAATTGTTTAGGTAGAGCCGCCTTATGGCAGGATGTTCAAGCGCCTCCGGTGCTCGCGCTCTTGACGATCCTCCGCGTCTCTCCAATACTGATCCTGGCGCATCTGGTTCAGTTCGTAGTTCATCTCGCGCTGCGCCTTTAACTGCTCGCGCTCAATCTCTAGGCGCTCTTCCGATTGCTGTCGGGCGTAGTCTCTGGCTGCGTGTCTGTCTACGGCTCTCTCGTATTCCTGATAGGTGCGATAGCTCCCGTACATCGGGTCGTCAAGCTCGTCAGATTGAGCGTGTGACAGGCAGGGAACAAGTAGCCCCAAGGCCAAAAGTACAGTTCTCATAAGTATCCTCTATAGGTCGCTAGTCCTACCCCCAGGCTACACTTACATGCACCCCATTGGCGACAATAAAATAGCCCTTAGAACGCTCTAAGGGAACCCGCATGTAATGGACAAGCTCAACGGACACTATGACCTTCATTCCTTTAAGGACTCTCAAGACCAACGCTTCGAGAGTTTAGAGTCAGTATTAAGGCAAGGATTCCAGGGTGTTACCGCTGAGCTAAAAGCCCTACGTGAGCAGGGTTATATTCCAGTCTCAGTTGTAGAGAAAATGACCGAGCAACAAAAGAACCTAATCCACCCAGTGATACGCCTCCTCTGCACCGCTCTCGTCCTCACCCTCCTCTGGTTCACTGGCCTCAAAGCCGCACTCCCCCACATCTTCAACGTACAATGAGCATAGCCCCCCTTATCATTCAGGCATCTCAGGCAACCGGCATATCTCCCATGCTCCTCGCCGCTGTTATCCACCAGGAGTCAGCCGGGAATACTTACGCCGTTCGATACGAGCCTAACTTCTTCAAGAAGTACGTCGAGGATAAGACTCGCAAGACGATGCTTGGCCATGTGCCAACCCGATGCGCCTTTGAGACGGAAGCCCGTCTTCGCGCCACCTCTTTTGGCCTCATGCAGATAATGGGGCAGGTCCTTCGCGAGAGGGGCTTTAAGGGTGAGTTCCTAACCGAAGCACTAGACCCAAAGACTAACCTTAAATGGGGCTCTGAGTTCCTTCAGACGCTCCTCCTCAAGCACCAAGACACTGAAGCAGCACTTTTACGCTGGAACGGAGGGGGGAATAAGGACTATGGGAAAGAAGTCTTGGGTCATATTGATACTGGCGCTTGTCACTACCTGCTCTCAAGCTAGTGCGGCTCCGGCTCTCTCTTACCTAGCCATCTGCCAGAAGTCTTGGCCGTGTGAGAAGTCACTTGCTGCGTTCAAGGGGCAATCCGTCATCCGTACTGGCTGGCTAGAGCTTACCTTCGGGACTAAATGCCCATGCGCTGAGAGGCTCTTAAATGACCCCAGACGAAAGGAGATTCGGGTCCACCTCTCTAATGGTCCATGCCTAAGAAACAAGCGCTGCGGGCCGTATGAGGTCTTTGCGGGGGAGACTATAGCCTCAGCTAACAGGAAGGTGAAAGCAGGGGACAAGAGGCTCCTCGATAAGTTCGTCGCGGTAGCTAAACAGCTAGACGCCAGACTCTCCAAAAGTAGGGGTGAGCTTACATGCTACGTAAGCCCCATGCTGGAATCAGACTTGGATGAGAAAGCAAGAACTGTCCTTCACAACCTTACACGCAGCGTACTGCCTAGCTGTACTCTCGTTGATAGTCCTCATCGGCGTCCTTGCCTACCGAACACTGTCTGTGAATATCACGGCGCGGCCCCAAGAGTTCAGCCACCGTGTATAGCTGATATGGATGGCAGTCCGGCTGAAGAGAACTCAGTGAGTAAGTTCCTGCGTAGCACCAAGCCATGCGAGCAGAGGCACGTATGGGGCCTAGGGTTTAATTGCAACGACAAGCTAGGGGGAAAGTTCATCGACCCAAGAAAGCGTAACTGCGACAGGCCCAAGAGCTATTACGAGAACCTAGCGAAGTATCTTAACCGTGTATAAGGAGAATCAATATGTTTGAGTCAAAGGGACTAAAGCGCTCACTTGCTAGCGTGTTTGCAGTATTGGCATGTGCAGCTCCATTCATCCCACCTCTTATGCCGTTCCAGGGTCTCATCGTTGAGATAGCTGGTGCGCTTGGGGCGGTAGGCTTGGGCCATGCAGCTATTAAGAAGGTTCTGAAGTAGGCTTAACAGCTAGCTTAATCCAGTCCTCAAGGAAGAGGGTGGCAAGCCAGGGCTTTCCGTTCTTGCGGTGAACAACCACAGGGGTCTTGTCCTTGCCGTCTCTTACCGCCTGACTCATGGCGTCGTGAAGGTTTAGAGCCTGCACCCTCTTGCACTCGATGTGATAAGAGGACAGTTCCTCGCACACTACGTCGCTATCGCCGTTAGCCCCACAGAATTGCTGACCCCTTCGGGCGGTAAGCCCTAGCTCCTTTAGCCGGTTGGCTAGTTCGCGTTCTCCGGCTGCTCCTTTGGCTCTGCTATTGGTCATCCTTCACCCCCAATCCCCACCGCTCAGCTATCTCACCAAGGCTAGTCTCATTGTCTTTAAGCCAATCGCCTAACTTCTCAAGCATCTCCTTGCGCCCGATGGACAGCATCCGATACGAGTCACTCTTCCACTCGAAAGCCTCTGAGATATTGCGCTCAGCTTTCTCGGACTGCTCATCAATCCAGCTCCACAGGTTCTCTGAGTTATTGTACTTATGCTCGTTCCAATCGCGGCTCATCATTCCCCCTTCGGCTTCTCAAATATCGGCACATCTCTGCCTGTGAACTGATACTCTTCCTTCGGCGCTTCGGGTATCTTCGGCAACGGCATCCACCAATGGACTCTGAAGTCTGCATGGTCGCCGTAATTGTATGACCACCAGTGGTAATTAGGCTTAGGGAATGTCGAGTCGTAGTGGCCTATGTTAGTGCCATGTAGATCGTGCCAGTAAATCACTGATTCCTTATCCTCCGGCAACCTATCCTTAACGCTGATCCATTGCGGCATCGCCTTGCCGGCATTAGCAAGCTGATCCTTTGCGGCTTGGTAGCCAGCGAGGAAAGCGTGTTTAGTCCAATAAGCTGATTCGTTATCATAGCGGATATACTCCTCTGCCAACTCTTCAGGTGTTTTCATCACTCCCCCTCATCCTGCATCTTCAAGAAGAACTGTTTCCCCGCCTCAAACCCCATGTCCCATGCGTCCATGAATCTGTTCTTAGCCTCGGTAAACCCAGCGAGATACGCTCTCGATAACTCCCCGGCGCGAGTCATAGGCTCATCGCTCAAGAGGATGATGCCCGTGTTATCCTTCGCCCAGTCGCTTGCTAGTTGTTCAGGTGTTTTGCTTGTCATTTATAACTCCGGCCAATCCGCATAAAACATTACTCCCCCGTGGTCCCAGTCCAGTACCTCTACGGCTACTACGTTAGGGAGCGCGGCTATCTTCTTTGCAAGGTCGGCAGGGGGCTCATCCTCGTTCGCTCTAGCCACTGATTCAATGTCAGTGAAGCGCCCTGGCGTGTGCTCGTAGTCGTCTGACTCATCGCGCCATACCCTGATCGTGTATCGTGAGAGACTTATCCTAATCACCGATTCAATCCATCCGTTCATGACTCACTCCATAAACATCCTAGACAAAATCCAAGGAGCAAGGCTCCCCACCCAACAAAGACACAAGTCATATAGAATCTCGAACTCTTCGTAACTCATTTAAGTACTGCTTAGCTCTAAGGTGATCCGTCGTCTTGAGACACTTAATGGCGAACAGTGCGAACTTATGCTTGTGCTTGTACCAAAGCTCTACCCTCTGCTCGTAGGTATCAGCGCTCTCGCGCTCACCACGGTCTCTCGGCCCTCGCTTCATCTGTTCAAGCGTGTACTCAATCGCACTCAAGATACGTCCGTACTGTTCGTCTGCCATTTACTTAACCCTCTTAATCTTGTCGTCGTTCTTTATCCCATCCAGCTTCGCGGTTAGGTTATCCATGTCTCTCAAGATTCGGGTCAGGTCTTGGTGCCGTCTCCAATCCTTTACAGCGTTGAGCATGTGGTACGTACCCCAGAAGCAGAGCGGGAAAGCGATCATTGTTTGCCAGTCCATGTAGTGTCCTTCTAAAAGAACCGCTGGTCTTACAAGTGACCTCAAAGGGGCGGTAAACTCCTCTCGTTAATGTGGTACTGCCAAAAAGTAGGGGAGTCTTTCGACCTTCAAGGGTGCCCCCGCACCCCGACCTCTGGCGACTAACTTCCAGTGGAGCGTTTAGATTCAAGCACCGAATTCAAATCCTTAGTCGCACTAGACTGAGGGCGAGTGAGCGCCGTAGTCGATGCCATCACAGCCTTGCGAGCCGCTGACAGCACATCGGCGAACTTGTCACCCTCGTCCACTACCATCGCAACTCCGATGGTTTCTGTTTCGTAATTACCGAGATTAAACTTCCTCTCGTACACAACTTCCTTGAGTTTCATGCGATACTCCTAGAAAGGAATCTGATCGTCAGCGAATGTAAACGTCACATCCTCAGTAGGTGGTGGTGGAGTAGGGGCTTTCTTCTCCTTGACTGGCACCGCTGACTGCACGTTGTTGTAGCCATTGGCCTGAGTGACAACCAGGTTCCACTCCTTGCCGACAAGCCCACGAATGAACGCCCACATCTTCTCGCTCGACCCCTGAATCTCAGGAGTAAACGTGCTACCGCATGAGGCTTTAAGGAACTTAACGATCCATGATGTGTCAGCGAGTGACGGATTGAAGAAAGCTGTAAGCTCAGTCTCCTCAGAGGGGACTCCGTACACGAAAAGAATCTTAGTCTTCCTCTCCTGCGTCTTCTTGTCCGTTACCTGCACAGTCTTCACATCAGTGAGAACGCCGTGATAAATACCTGCGTCGATTACTTTGCGCTCTTTGCGTGAGCGGCTTACGCCATTAAAGGGATTGTCCATAAGTTTCCTCCATCAGGTTAGTCGCATAGTCTGGGAGCGAGATGTCCTCGATCCCTTGGGTATATCCAGGCCATGAGTCGGCGCGCTTGCACTCGGCATATAGTCGAAGCAGTCGGTCGTTCTCTTGCTTGGATAGCTGTATGGTCTTGTCGTCGAGCCGGTATATACCGACTGCGTAGGGCGGTTCTTTCTCGACCGCTATGAAGACAAAGTGCTGAGCCTTCTCGCCGTTCGCTTGCATACCTGTCAGGTAGTAAGCAGCCTGGCGGTGATACCCATAGCTGAATAGCTTTCTTGGAAAGCCTGAGCGTGATGCGTCTTGGGTAGTCTTAATGTCTAAGAGTATCCCTAGCTCCTCGTTGTACCCATCGACTCTCGCTTTGCACCCAATCCCTGTCTCTGGGTGCGTCCAGTCAAGAGTGACCTCAGTCATGGCACCCTCTAGCAAGTAGTTCGCATGGACGTTTCCCCTGATAGAGGTAGCCACATCGAGCGCCATGTTGAAGTCGTCGGGCTTGAGGATTGTCTTGTCAGGGTTCTGCGATACTAGCTCTGCATACATCTCGCGCCCCTTGGTGGTGCGTCGGTCGATGTCAGGCAAGCATAGGAACTCGTCGTTAAACTTGTGCGGCTCAAGCACAGCCGTATGGATAGCGCGACCAATGCGGAGGGCATCCGTATCCGAGCGCTCGTTCTCGCACAGCCACTTAAACTTAGCCGGGCATCGCTTCATGATACCGAGCTTAGAGTTGTTCATGCCGGGCATCGCGCAGTAGTCAGCGAAGGAAAGATTCTTTATCAGCATATCTCACACCATGGGCAGTTAGGCGTTACAAGTTCGGTGCCTTCAGGCGCATGTACTGGGCCACAGGTCTTACACTGAACCAGCTTTGTATAGCGGGGCGGTATAATGCTCTGTTCGCACATCAGCTTCTCAGCCAAGCGCTCAATCAGCACACCCTTCGTATCCTCAGGAACATCGAGCTTCATCTCCTCAATCTCAGCGGTGATAATGTTGCGAGCCATATCGCTTGCTACCTCCCAAGCCTCTGCGCGTCGTCGCTTACCTGCCTCGATTAACTTCTTCATGCTTGCGCCCTTAAACCCCTCGATTCGCGCTCGTAACCACATCCCGTCATCGGAATCTCTGAACTCTTGCCACTGTTCCGCTGTCATAACGCCACTCAAGTGACGCCATACCTCTAGTGAATCCATTGTTCTGGTGCCTCCTCACGCTGCAATCTTTTCTCGGATTGGTTCACCATGATCTCGCACTGGCGTCGTGTCCCTACGAACACAGGTATCCAGTCGAACATCTCGCAGGGCTTGTTCCAAAACCTACGGGCGTTAGCTTCAACGGCGGAGCCAAGCTCTTGAACGTGAAATGCTTTCTGACTTTGCGAATACTCGACGACGAAACTCTTCTTCTTCATACGGCTACCTCCCACTTGTCCCATGCGTAGTTCACTTCCCGGTAACTGAGGCCCAACTGCTTCGCGACTTCGCGACGAGTGAGCCCTTCCTCTTTCATCTGCTGGATTATCTTTTGCTGAGAGTCCTCAAGCGGTCGCCATGTCCATCGACTCACGCCGTCATCCCCCTCGCAGTACTCAACGTGGAGCGGCAGAGCGTCCGTCTTCTTGGTGTCTCGGGTCTTGCGGTAGTGAATTTCAAACTCGGTGCCAGGTATCGGGCGAAGAGTCTCCGGTGGCCGAAGCTCTATCACCGTGTCCATGAGGTTCATCTTGGTCTGCACACCGGCGAAGACTCCGGTCTTGTTCGTGTGCGCCACCATGATGACGGTGCGACCTGAGTCGCGAAGCATGAACAGCCAAGGAGCAAGCCGGTTCCACATCGCTATCTCGTCGTCGTGACGGTTGAGCGGAGCGGCTGCTACCATAAGGTTGTCGATGATGATGAGGTCGGCGTCTCCAATCTGGGCGTTGTACCTGCGCTGCATCTCGGGGTCGCTCATGTTCCAAAGCGTTCCCCCTGTCTGGTCCTTGGTCAGCACTCGGAAGTAGTCGCCGCGAACAGAGTAGGGGGACGCCGCCTGAATCATCTGCAAGCGCTTCTTGGTAGTGACCGCGCCAAGCTCCCCTTCTATAAGCAGAACCTTATAGGCATGAGGGCAAACATGGTTTAGGAACTTACCGCCAACGGCTGCCGCATATCCCAGCGACCATGCCCAAAGACTCTTGCCGACACCCGTCGGGGCGTAGGCGATAACAAGGTTCCCTTGCATGATTGCCGGTCCCCATATCTGGGCCCTTGGTGGCGTCTCGATGTCGAGTACCTGGTTGAACGTAAGGCTTAGGTCTTGAGTCATCGCCGCGCTCCCTGGTTCGTAGCCCGGTCAATAACCCAAGGCTTGTAGTAGCCAGGGCCATGTGCGGGGTGCTCAAAGAACTCGTACCCATCGGACACCTTGTGTCGGTGCCAGTTGAGTAGCGTCAGGTAGTGGTCCTTGTATTTCTTCCAGCGCTTCGGCCACTGGTCGGCATAGGCTTCGGCTTGTTCACACAGGTGAAACGCACACGGCTCGCCTAACTTTTCGATGAACTGAGCCCACTGTTGTGGGGTCATTTGGATTGCGCCCGGTTCCTCTGGGAACGGTACGCTAATCTTCTCTTGGGTATCTTTCATGGGTGCTAGTCCTTTGGTAAGAGCTAGCAGCCGTTTGTTATCAGTCTCTTAGCGACCGAATCCTGAATTAAATGCCCGATAATTGACCCATAACTTTACTTAAAGCTGGGATGTTGGGCGAATACAGAATCATTTGGTCGCTAGTCGTCCGATAATTATCTCACCCCTTCTTAGCTGGTGAAACCGACTTCTAGCTACACGTTAAAACAGATACAGCCTTAACGATGATGACCTTAACAGATATTCAGATTCGCACAACCCAAAAAAGTGATGCACCCCTAGTCGTATGAAAGTTTTTTAGATGGGGATTCTTCAATCTCATACATGCGCCGGTCGTACTTCTCGACCATCACGATGCTTGCGTGGCGGGATAGTTCTTGGACCTCGCGGTGACTGTATCCTTGGCGTAATAGCTGCGTGATGGCTGTCACACGGGCACAGTGAGGGGAGTAATCAGGGTTCAGCTTGAAGCGTTTGAGGTAGGACTTGAAAACTCGGTAAATATACTTCTCTCCCATCGGTTCCTCGCCCCGGTTGAGATACCGAACGAACATCAGGTCTCTCTCTCCCGCACCCTCCTGATTGCGGCGCCGCTTGAAGTCTTGGATCTCTTCGGCCACCCACTCGGGGAGCGATACCTTCTGAGGGTTCTGGGATTTGGTCTTACGCAATCGAAGGTAGGTACTCCCTTTGTTCGTGGTGATAATGTCCGATAACGTTACATCGACTAACTCGGAACGCCTAAGCGCGGCACCGAACATGAGATGAAACATAGCCCGGTCGCGGTAGTGCTCGGGGTCTAGTGGCGTGAAGGTAAGGAACCTCTTCACCTCGTCAGCGCTCATCCCCTCATTACGCCTACGCTCTCCGCTCTTAAACCGCTTCATCTCCAGGCACACAGCATGGAAGGGATTACTCTCGAGCAACCCGTGAGCGGTGAGCGCATCATACGCAGCCTTCAACACTCCGGCCTTGTGCTTAACTGTCGCCATCGAAACGCACCCATCCGGGCTTGCCTCGCTTGCCCTCCCTTGTTGTGCTGGTCGCTGCCTTGCTTGGTTGATAAATGACTGGGCATCTTTGTGAGTCGCCTTCTTCCATACCTTCGCCGCCGATCCTTGGGTAAGGGAATAGCCTAGGAACATCGACCACTCTTCAGCGATGCGTAAGTACACACGGCGCGTGTTCTCGGGTCTGATCTGGAGCCAAAGATTAAGCGCATCAAGCACCTCGCTGGTGCCCTCTGTTACAGACTCTTTTGGGGTGGGTGCGCGTAAATGGATTACTTTAGCCATAAGTATTGCACTCCTAAACTATGAGGCGTAGCCTTATGGCTGCACCTCAAAGGTGTCCTTCTGATTGCTAGTCGGTAGGTGGGGGTATAGGACGAAAGTCCCGTACCCCCTTTTTTGTGGGCGTGTCATACCATGATACACCCCGTTGACAATTATCTTTTTGCCCTAGGCTTAGCGATAATGTCCATGCCGTCATTTCCTGCCACAAGTTCAGACATATATTCAGCCATCGCAGACTGCGCCCCTAGCGCATACTCGCAGCGATACCCGGCAGTTGTGCAGGTCAGCGTGAACAGGAACTTTTGCGCCCCTATCATCAACAACAAGAACACAACGGGGATGCCAACGAGAGCCGCTGTTTGATAATACCAACGAAAGAATGTTTTCATGCTTGTCATATCGCTAATCTCCTTACTTTGTTGCTTCCGATCCTGAAGTTAGTTTCTGCCAGAAACCGCGATAGTTTCCCTCGCTCCTTACCTGCGCCTGTCTCGTGTCCCAGTAGGCAGAGTTTCCGCTAGGGTCCTGCGTCTTAGAGTTGGCGATCAGTCCGTTGAGGGAATCGTGATAAGCTCTCAGGCTTTCTTCGGTCCCGTACATGATGAACGGATCAGAGGAGGGGAGTACCACTCCGCAACCAGTCGCCGCCGATCCCAGGGTTATGATTGTTACTGCAAGAAATATGCGTCTCATATTGTCCTTTAATACAATTAGCTAGTCGTTTACCGAGCAAACTTCACTCGATGGGGCACCCCATCAGGGGCACCCGGTCGAATGTGCTAGAAGGTCGGTTCCTTCTTGCCGATCAGTTTCCAAAGTTGCGCCTTCACATCCTCCGGCTTCACCTCATCAAGCCCTCGCGCCTCAACCCATCCCCCCAACTGCACCACATACAGCCGGTAGCCTTTCGGCACCTTGCGGATGACCACGATCCCCTCGGTCGTCATGCTGTCGGCCATAAGGTTGAAGACAAGGCCATCAGATAGCGCCTCTATCCTTGCCGCCCTAAGCCGCGAGAGCCCTGTGTCGCCTCCGATTAGGTCAATTATTCCTTGCGCGATCTCCGTCGAGTCGCTTCGATTCCTTGCCATGTTGCTAGTCTCCAAGTGCGGGCAAACATCACCCGAGACAACGCCCCCTCACGGAGGCGCTGCGTCGGTTGTAGTTGGTGCCGATCCTGGGGTTAGTAAATACGCAGCCAGTTGGGGAGGTGTCCTTTGTTCTCCTCGCACCACTCCGCCATATGTTGCCGCTCGTCAGTATCAAGCAAAGCCCAATAGAGTTTTAGCCGCTCCCGATCGTCGGGCGAGAGCCCGCCCCATAAGTGATAGGCGTGAATCAATGAGGCTGCCTTTCTAAAAATAGAATCTGGCTCAAGCGATTGCGTTGCTTTGTCTTGTTTGGTTTTCATGCTTTCCTTGGTTAGTTGGTTAAATTGAGGGGAGCGCGAACCGCTCCCGATCCTAGGGTTAGGCCGCCGATCTCTCGATGCGCTCGCGCTCTTTAGCGGCAAACTCTTTGTAGCCGTACTTCATCGCAAGCCCTGAGAGCCCACCGCGAGAGCGGCCACCCTTCCAGGGCTTCACGTTGAAAAACCAAGCCTCTCGGTCGGCGTGGAATTTTAAGCCTAGGCCCTTCAGTTGTTCTTTATGCGTGCGAGTGTTGCCAGTGACCCAAATCCAAGTTCCTATCAAGGCGATAGTAAGATCCTCATGTCCAAGCCCAACGAGCGCGGCCACCTTGTCAATGACCGCTTGCTCTACTTCGGCTTCGTATTTGTAGCGGTACTCCTTCGCACCTTCGGTCCGTGTCTGACCGTCGCAAGCTTTGAGCGCGTCGTGGTATTGCTGGTTAATTTCCTGCATGATTCGCAGGTCGCCCCCCTTGTCGGGGTGGTACTTAACCGCTAGTCGGCGGTAGTGCGCTTTGATCTCCTCAACAGTTTGAAGGTTGGAAAAAAAGCGTGTAGTGTCTGTGTAACTCATAAATTACCTCCTCAGTAGGTAGTTAGTGGGACGTCCCTTCCTTGGTGTTACAGCACCTTGGGAGGGTTTTATTTTGAGAGCCTTTCAGCACTCACCCCGCCGCCTGACTTGAGACGGTAGGGAGAACACTACTTGCTTCCGATCCTAAGGTTACGCCACCAGGCACAAAGATCGTCCGATACCGTTGTTACTACTGCTAGCCATACGCCTATACAGGCACCGTTGATCAGGCAGTCGAGGATATATGCGGTTGTGGTGGTCATGGTGTTACGCCTCCTCTCGTTCGTCATAGCTACGCCGATCTAATCGACATAAAGCATCGAGTTCCCCGCTCCTAAACTCAGGATAGTCAAGGAAATCATACACCGCGCTGTATAGCTCAAACCATGACTCGCTCGGTGCCTCTTTAACTTTAGCCAATAGAAACTCAGACACCATCCCCGCCACCATCGCAACACGTTGCGCTTTCTCTTTTTCGTAGCTCATGACACCCCTTTGGTTTAGTCGTTAATGTTTCGCTAGTCGGTCACCACTACGCGAGTGGTGCCTATCGTGTACCCCGCTTGGAGGTACACTGTAGGGGCTAGGCTGCAACCGCTTCCGATTGCGTCACCCGGTCAGTGTAAACCGCGTTTGGCTTGCTGCTTTCAATCCACCCACCTATATCTCGGTCATAAGTAACCTCGACCGCTTTGAGGTCATGCAACCCCTTGATCAAGGTAACGAGATAGTCGGCTCCGTGTTTCATATCGGCAGAAACGGGTTTCAGCTTGCCCAGGAGCGCAAGGTTGGCGGTCCTAAATTCAGTCGATTGCAATCTTGCGGAGTACCAGTCGCCGCGCTCGATACTTCCCTGCAACTCGAACTCGATGCACGTACCCATGAACGTACTATCCAGCCAATGAGACACCCCGAGTTCGTTGATTCGTTGGACCTTCCGTTGAACGTTAGACAGGGAATGATCAGAGTAACGCGCAGCGTGTAGCAACTCCTTTGCAGGGTCGATAACGTCAAAGAGTCGAACCGTTACAGTAACGAGCTTCGCGTCCTGGCAGTATAGTGGGATGGTTACGGCTCCGATTGTATATCCAAGGATTGTTTTCATAGTGTTGCTTGTTAGTCCGTTGTTGTTTTGCTAGTCGGTCAACCCCTTGGGATTGCCTATCGCGCCCCCCGTGAGGAGCGCTGTAGGGACTAGGCTGCTATCGGATGCGCGTACAAGCCGCCGTCGGAATAAAGCCGGTAGGCGGTGCCATCGAAGCCGGTCATCTTGGTGTCGCTTACAATATCATCCCATACTATCCAATAGAGCGGATGGTCCGGTCCCTGCTCCAAAACTTCGCACTGAGGCTCATCGACGTATTGAGGAAAACGGATTGCGAATTGTTGCGGGATGTACGCTCCCCAGTTTTCCTCGAGCAAAAGAATATTTTTCATATTGTCTCCGTTGGTTGCTAGTCGGTTACCCAAATACATTTGAGTATGATTATATTTATCGGTCAAACGGTTCAGATAGTCAAGCGTATTTTGGTAAAATATCTTTTGGCTTGTGATGGTAATATGTTAGGCTAGGCTCATGAGCGTGAAAGATATTCTGAAAAGCATACTGAAGGCGAAAAGTTGGACGGCGTACCGTCTCGGTCAAGAGACAGGTATCAGCAATCAAGTGATCTCGCATTGGTCACGCAAGGGAGCTGGATCAATTAAGCTCACTCACCTAGTCGCGCTCAAGAAAGCGTTGGGAAGTTGGAAAGCACTGGGCGAGTTGATAGAGCAGGAAGTTGACAGCGATACGGATTAGGGCTCACGCTGAGAGGATGACAGAGACAACAGAGGTTGAGGTTGTAGCGACTGCGAAGAAGAAAGCAGGACGACCCAAAGGCGTGAAGCGTGCGGCATCAAAGCTGAGTCAAGGTGAGCTTGCGACAGTGGTCCTAGACTACGCGAGAGGCGTCAAGCAAGGCGAGATAGCCCGCAAGATGGGTGTTAGTGACAGCGCCGTTTCCCTGATTCTGGATAAATTCAAGCCGGCATTCGCTGAATTGCATAATGTTGAGGAATACCGCAAGGCTAAAGCGGACATCTTGGACAGCGTGCAACTTCAAACCCTCAAATCCATGTCTGACCCCGAGAAGCAAGCTAGCGCGAACCTCGGACACCTAGCGAACGCCTTCGATGTACTCAACAAACATGCACGCCTTGAGCGCGGATTAAGCACGCAGAATGTGGCCACGCAGACAGTAAGCATCTCACTTACCCCCGGCGAATACACCGAACCGGCCTAGGCGATAATTACAATTATCGGACAAAGCATCGTAACTCCTTAAAACCGTTGACCCCTTTGCAGGGTATTCCGTCACCATGCCTGCACACGCCTACCTTGAACCCGCGCGATACGTGCGTATGCCTGCGTGTGTGCGTGTGTGTGCGCGTGCCTGTGTGTGCGTGTGTGCGTGCGCGTGCGCGCGCGAGGGGTGGGGGGGGAGTGGGGGGTGGAGCCTTTGTC